TTGATCGTCTTAAGAATGGTTACGTAGTTGACGACTTTACTGATCATACAACTGGTGATGTCTTTAGTCCTGATTATAAGTGCTCTCTTGACTTTAGAGAAGGGCAGTTACGTCCTCAGCACTATACAACTAATGTTGCTCTGCAATTTAATGAATCTGACTCTACTAATGTAGTTAAAACTGAAGGTAATGTTATTATGTTACCTTATGAAGATACTGCAGTTATTACTCAACCCTATGCGTCCAGATCAGAGAATGTCAACCCGTTCAATGTATTTACTTTCATTGGTCGTATTGATTTAACACCTGCATCTGACGATTGGATCGATATCGAAAGACTCCCTGCTCGTGTTGAAAATATTGAGGGTGACTTCTCTTCCGTTTCTAGAGATCTTCAGGTTGATCAAAATGGTTTTGCTCCCATTCAATGGGGTTCATGGCAAACTAACTGGACTGGTGAGACATTAACTTCTAGAACTCAGCGACAATCCACATCTGGTACATATGGTATTGGTCGTCAGTTAGGTCGTGCTGGTCACGGTCAGCGTCGTCAAGGTTTATTCTACCTTCACGAGCGTCGTACTTTCAGAGTTGTTAATAATCAAGCCCGTCAAGGTGTTCGTACAAGAGTTGTTCCTAAGATTGAGCGTAGATCTTTAGGTGATACGGTTCTTTCTAGAAGTACAATTCCTTGGATTAGATCTCGTAATATTGGTTTCAATGTAGATCGTTTGAAACCACGCACTAGAATGTATACATTCTTTGATGGTATTGATGTAACAACTTACATTACACCCAAGGTTATTGAACTCATTAAAAACTCTTCGACTGATTCTAGAACAAATGAAACTCCTTTTGTTGTTGGAGAAACTGTTATTGGACAAAGTTCTAACTGTCAATTGAAAGTAGTTGCACCTAATGATGGTTATAAAACTAATCCATATGGAAAAGGTACTGAAACACTTCCTGAAACGTATTCCTCTCAAACAGTATATCTAAATCATGATATTACTGCAATCTCCGAAACAGTCTCTCCAGACTTCTTCGGCAATATGCAGGTTGGTGAAATTTTAGTTGGTCAAACTTCTGGTGCTAGAGCAGTTGTTCAAGATCGTCGCCTTCTTACTGATAATGTTGGTAATATTCAAGGTACATTCTTTGTTCCTTCACCTAAGAATGATGCAAATCCTCGTTGGGCAACAGGAACTAGAACCTTCAGATTCACAACATCTGAAGCAAATTCAAAGTTAGTTGGTGCAGTAGATTCTTCTGCAGATACTACTTATTCTGCGACTGGTACTCTTCAAACTGTACAAGAGAATGTTCTTGCAGTTCGTAATGCTGAAATTGTCAGAGATACCGTCTCGGAAGACAGAGTTGTTCAAACTACTAGAACTGAAACTAGACAAATTGGTTGGTATGACCCTCTTGCACAATCCTTTATTGTGGAAGAAGAAGGTGGTATGTTCTTAAGTTCTGTCGAAATCTTCTTCAGAACAAAAGATGATAATATCCCCATCTCCATGCAGATCAGAACCATGGAGAACGGTTATCCTACTAAGACTATTCTTCCTTTCTCTGATACTACAATCACTCCTGATCAGGTTGATATTTCTGAAACTGCTGCAGTTCCAACTAGGTTTACCTTTAAAGCACCAGTTTATATTAAGTCATCCGTTGAATATTGTTTCGTTCTTCTGTCCGACTCGAATGAGTATCAAGTCTGGATTTCTAGGATGGGTGATGTTGACGTCACTGGCACCAGAACAATTTCTGAACAACCCTATGCTGGTGTTCTGTTTAAATCACAGAACGCATCCACCTGGACTGCTGATCAATACGAAGATTTGAAGTTTACGGTTTATCGTGCAGAATTCACTTCAACTACAGGAACAGTTGCATTGAATAATGCACCTCAGGGTAAAGGTAATAATGGTATTCATAATTTGATTGATAATCCAATTCAAACCATTAAACCAAAACTTGTATTGAGTGCTGGTCTCGCATCATCACAGTATACTTACAGTATTGGTGCTCGTTTATTACAAGAAACTTCTAATGCTGAAGCAACTGTAGTTTCTTCTACAACATCTAGCAGTGCAGTTGATACTATTACAGTCAATGATGTAACAGGTAACTGGTTACAGGGAACATCCACTACTTTTAGAATTAGATCTTCTGAAGCAATTGCAACTATGGTTGTAGGTAATGTATCTGGAACTCTGGAGGTTGGCGATATTGTTACTGGTGCAACTTCCGCATCGGTTGGCGTCGTTAAAACTTGGGATGGTGCTTCTAATCTGGTTCTTCACTATATTACTGGTGCATTCACTGACACAGAAACTCTGAATGAAGGTGGTGGTTGGACTGCAACTGTGACTTCTTCTATTGAAAGTGGGGATTCTTTCGGAGGTTACCTACCAACTGCTCCCACATATGCAACTGATGAGAAAGAAATTCTTGTCTACCATAGAAATCATGGTATGCACAATAGAACTAATAATGTTAGTATTGAAGGTGTTGTTTCTGAAGTTTCCCCAACAACACTTACTAGTGCATTAGTTGCTGCTGCAACTTCTATTACTGTAGATAGTGCTATCACATTCCACACTGTTGTCAATGGTGCTGCAATTAGTAATACTAATCCTGGATATGTAAAAATTGGTGATGAAATCATCAAATATTCTTCCATCTCTAGCGATGGTAAGACTATTGCTGTCGCAACTGGTGGCAGAGGTGCAAATAATACTGCTGATACAACTCATGTGTCTGGTTCTGTCGTTGAGTGTTATAATCTCGATGGCATTCCTCTGATTGATATCAATAAGACTCATACAAGTCTTGAGTGTCCTTGGATTGATACTTATATGCTTCAGATGCAGGGTGTAGCAAATAATGGTATTCGCGCAGGTGGTAACAGAGTATTTGCTTCACAGAATGTTCAGTTTGAAACTCTTACACCAACAGTTTCTGTTATGAATATGCCTGAAACAGAAATTACTGCTAGGATTAATACTACTAGTGCAACTTCTGTTGGTGATGGTGGTGGTGAGGGTGCATCTTCTCCTCGGGACCAAGCATCGTTTGTTAATGATGGTGTTTATGCA